CGTTCTAGGGAGCCAGAAATCTTCAAGCATTGCCATGTACTTTTTGTCATCACGGATCTCTCCTGTATCGGCGTTGTATACAAGTTTATTCCGATATCGCATCATTACGTCCCGAAGATATTGCTCTGCCTTTATCTTAGGTAAATTTCCCACATCTATGTAGAAAATCCTGCGCTCTGGAGCACGGGATAATCTATATATAACCAAACTATCTTCAATCATCCTTAATTGATTGAGAGATTTGATTGCTTTGTGTAAATATGAAAGAGTAATTCCTTTATTTCTATCAACTAATCCTGAAGTTACATATGTGATGGAATCTTTCGCCATTTTAATTCCTTTATCACCAGTCAATGCTCCTGGATGGGACACTGGATAGTTCATCTTAGGATTGTATATGAAATATTCTTCCAATTTTGGAAACTCAAATTCCATAGGATTATCCTGTGTCATACTTGTGACACGATACTTATCATCTTTATTTTTCTTTTGTTGTCTAACATAACGCATTTTCATTGCGTCAATATATCTTATCTCCTGTAAACCTGCTTGAGGATTTTTTAAATCTATAATTTTATGGTAAAATAATCTACCATCAACATACCAATTCCTATAAATCTCATGTGCTTTCTTATCAAAATCCATTAAGTCTTTAATGAATTTAAAAGCATCTCTAACTTTAGTTTTTATACCATCACTCGCATTTAAATTATCTAAATTAATTTCTACTGGACTGTCGTTTGTATCTGATACTAATGCTTCACTTATTATATCTTCAATAGCACTATCACATTCTGGGTGAAGTGCCATTTCTCTATATCTTCTAACTAATTCAAATTCAGTTTTATATACTCCTTCAATGTCAACATAAGAACCAAAAAAACCACTACTCAAAAAGTGATCATTCCCGTCCTCCTGATTGGGAGGAACGGGAGAGACCGCACTTTGGGGTAATGATTTTTCGTCAGCGTCCTCTATCGAGAACCCAAAAAGTTTTGCCATGATTTATTGAACTTTTTCTTACTATTTAGTTAGGTCGGCCAGCTCCTGTTAATCGTAGAGATTGAACTTGGAACTCGACGGTGAACTCTTCTATAGTATCACCTGTATCGTAAGATAAGTCAATAGCTGAAACACTAGTTGGAAATATATCAATAAATTCGTACTCTTTTAGTACTACATTAGAATCTCCACTACTGCTCTGACTGCTCTTTTCTGATCCTCTACCAAGTTGATAAACTTTGGCATTAACCATATAAGCATTAGGATCAGTTGTACCTAAATTGTCATCTAAGTTAGCAATTTGCTGTGTCCAGTTCTCAAAAGCATTTCTAAATCTGAAGTCTTCATCGTTTATGACAGTAATTGTCCAAGGTTCGATGGTTCTGTCTCCAGCAACTTTAAAAATACGACCTCTGAATGGAACATCTATGTTTGCAATAGATTGTGCAGGTAAATTAGCTCCTTTACACATGAAACTAAAGATATCTGCATCCCAATCAGCCACTACATTAGGTGGAAGAGTAGTGAGTTCAACTTCAAATAAATTCGGCCTAGCACCGCCACCTATCAGTTTAGACTTAAACTGCGAAATGTTTTTGTTTGATCTCGTTGTAGCCATTTGTGGTTATCCTCCTGTAATATTTAGAGCTAGAACTTAAACTCTACCTGCGACTTCTTCAAAGCTGATACCAGTTCTGGTAGCAACGAAAGTCAAGGTAACGTAATTGATAGACTTTGCAGGCTTCAGGAAGATGTCTGCTCGGAATTCGTTATTATCAATAACGTCAGGTGTATTGTTTGTAGTATCACAAACAACAAGGAATCCAAATAATCCTCTCTTAGCCTGAACGTCACGTAGATATGGTTCCACAATATTGCGGAAGTTTGCTCTTGTTAACTCATCGTTGAGTTCAAAGAGTTGAGCTTGTGCTGCTCTTTCAAGTGCTTGCTCGATTGTAAGGAACAAACGACGAACGTTAATGCGATCAAATGCTGATGCATATCCAAGTGCAGTCTTATCACCGAAGAGAAGTGTTCCAATACCAGGTGTGGTAATGAAAGAGTTAACTCTTGCAGGATAAAGTCTGTCTCTCTGAGACTTGCTTGGGTTATATGCGAGTTTAACTGCGTTGTTAATAACACCTCTTTGCTGTCCTGCTGGTGAGAACCAAGGATAAGCAACGATATTTGTACGTGTCATTAGACCAGCAACGTCTCCGTTACATGGAACATAACGGAATTGATTGTTAAATCTGTCAAATGTATACTTATAACCACTATCAAATACACCATAAGAAGATGATTGAATTGGGCTAAAGAAGTTTAGAACGTTCTCAGTCTGAGTTTCGGTGTTAGTAATGTTAACAACGTTTGCTCTATGTGGACTGATTGTTGCCATGCAGTCTTTTCTATCTCCAGCAATTGAAAGCAATTGATTTGCTTTTGCTTGAGAATCAGACTCAACAGCACATCCTGGTCCCATAATGAGGTAATCAACTTGAACCTCATCTTTATTAGAGAACAATCTGTAAGATGTCATCAAGTCAGCTAATGTAGCCTTCATTCCACCCTTTATCTCACCAGATGGAATTGAACCATAATCTTGACCACCACTTAATGTGTATGAAACATTACCTAGTGCTGAGAATGTAACACCCTGTGCATCTAGACCCCATAATCCATCACCAGTTGTAACTGGAGTACATGCTGTGGAGAATCCAGTTGCTAAAGGTGCTGTTCCCCAATTGGCATCAGGACCTTCAGATGGGTTCTTACCTGCGTAGAGATTATCTGAATTAAGTGCAAGATAATCCTTGTAGTATGTTTTTTGTGGTGGATTTATTGAAGAAACAGTATCCTTTGCCTTAGAAAGGTTAAGATGTCTCTCAACAATATTTCCTTTAATACCTGTCAATCTACCTTCATCATCAACTAGAACAACGTGAAGACCATCATTCTTACCACTTCTTTCTTCAACAAAGTTGCTACTTAGTGGTCTAGGTGCTAATGTCTTCCAGAAAACGGTAGCATTATTAAGACCTAGTTTCTGTTCATCATACCAGTCTTTAACTGATGCTGGAGTATATGCTGCATTAGCAGAGTGTCCAGTAGTAACACCAGAATTATTAAGGAATTGAACAGATGAATCTGATTTAAACGCAGTAATTGAATTACCTTCAGCATAATCAATTGGGAAGTAAGAAGTTATACCACCAACTGCTGATATTCTATCAGTAATCTTAACTTCAAATGTACTATTGCTATTAGTAGAATCTGTTGTTACACCAGTAATAATTCCTTTTAGGAATCCAGTAAATCCACCTGTGGTTCCTATACCTGGAACAATTGCTCCATCTATGTTAGCAGTAACAGCAAATCCAACACGAGCACCAGCATTATATAAGTTATTTGTGCTAATACCAATTATTTGGTCTGCAGCATTATCAATCTGGCAAACTTTAAGTGTATTTGCCCAAGTGCCAGGATTCTTAGATGAATAAGTAAATGTTGCATCACTTTGATGATTGTTTAGATAATCATCATAGTTGTAAATTTTAAGGACTGCGGTAGAAGCAACACCAACACCTGCGTTTGCGTTGTTTAAATTATCGCCTGCCGTTCTAACTACTTTAAGAACACCACCATATGAAAGGAAAGATGATGCACTCATCCAATATTCATATTGGGCATCAGTTCCTATTGGTTTTCCAAAAGTAGTAACTAAATCTTCTTCTGTACTAATTTCTATGATGTCATCAACAGGACCAATTTCAAACGGTCCTGCAATAGCACCGATATTATCTAATACATTATCAGCTCTTCCTATTGTTAGATCAACCTCCCTTACCAGTACTCCAGGAGATAATTGAGGAGTTGCCATGTTGTCTTTCTCCGAGTCTCAGTTTATCTGAAAATATTTATTAAAAGGGGTATTTTCAGCGGGGAAACTTGGAGTGAACACTACCAGTCAGGATACAACCAATCACCAAATGCTTTCTTTTTTCTGTTTTCTACTATTCTCCTTACTGTGCATATCTTACATTCATAGGAATATGAAGACGCAACTGCACCTCTACTCTTCCTAGTTCTATAAAATCCATCTACTAAATTCTTTTCTTCTCCACATACTCTACATTTTCTATTAACAAGCAGCAAATGCCCAAGTTTTAATTGCTTGTCATCAAATTCCATTTATCTATAGTTCCACATATAATCCATACCACCACCCTTATCACCATATTCATCAGTAAACCATCTATCACCATCCTCAACAAAACTAGTATTATCTAAACCATCATCCATAAATCCAAATGGAGCCATATCCTGTTCTATTTGATTTTTCTGTTCATCATATAATCTCTTACGGACATCCTGATCAGTAAGTTCCTTAAAATAATCATTTTGAACCAACCATCCATATATTACTAAACACATAGCAAGGTCATCATTACAACCTTCTTCTGCCTCAAATGAATTATTTTTTTGAATGAATGTAGTTAATTCAGATATAATCTCATAATCTTTGAATATAATCTTGTCTGCTTCAATAAGAGTTTTTAAGTTAAGAGAACCAACCTTCTTAACTGTTTTAGACATCTTAACTCCCAATTGAGTCTTCTTACCAGAGAAACCTTGACCAACAACTTGACCTGCTCTACCTCTCATAGAACACATTAATAAGTTTTCATATTCCAAATCAAAGTTTAGAATAGATGCTACCTGATCACCAATATCATTTACTTCACACATTATAAATGCATTATTATATTTTTTTGCTACTTCCCAAATTAAGTTGGGAAATATCATCGGTTTAATTTCATTATTCCTATATTTACCAACTACCTTATGAGGGAACTCTGTAATATCTACTAACACAAAAGCAGAGTAATCTTCATTCACTCCTCTTGCTACGTCAACTGTCATCAAATAATCGTGTTTTTTAACAGGATCTTCATAGATATCCAATCCAGCACTTCTTGTCTTTGGTGCATCATATACAAGAGTTCTAAGTTTACTAGGAGCAATAAGAGTATCAACAGATCCTAAGAACTCACACTCAAACTCAATTTTAAACTGTTGTTCAGATGTGTTTGCAATAGTTTGCCTTCTCCATGCATCATCTCTACCAGGTACTTGTGACCAGTGAACATCAGTTGGGATATATTCATTCTTACCTCTTTCTGCATCATGCCAATACCTATAGAAGTGGTTCATACCATGAGGAGTAGAAACCATTATAACTTTAGTTGTTTTACCAGAAGTAATAGTAGGATAAACTGAACTAAAGAATGCTTCTGCAATATGATTAGGAACGAATGCAAACTCATCAAGGAACAGTATGTTAAATGACATACCTCGAACAGCACTAGCAGATGTAGATGCTGCTAATATCTTTGATCCATTCTCTAATTCTAATGATCCTTTGTTCCACGATATAATACCTTGTTGCATCCACTTAGGTAAATTTTCATATGCAGTCTGCAATCTACCTAACAAGTCTCTAGCAGTTGCTGCTTTGTTTGCAAGAATACCAACATTAACACTATCGTTAAAAACAACATAGTGTAACAGATATGATACAGACGTAGTAGACTTACCCGTCTGACGAGGCATCTTACATATATTAAATCTATTCTCGTGAAAATTTCTAATTAACTTCTCTTGGAAATCATATGGTTTAAATTGAACAAGTCCCTCATCAAGAGAAACAATCTTCATATAAGTTTTAGCAAAATATACAGGATCTGCTGCACATCTCATGAACTCCTCAATTTGTTCTTGAGTAAATTCTTGAGCAACGTTTGCTTTCTTTAAATTCGGGTTACCTAAGTAAATATCATCCATAATAAAATCTCCTATGTCATTTCATATTTACCAAATTTTAATGGTTTAGGTTGTTGTAAATTCATTTGCTTATCATGATCTAGGGTTTTTTTAACAAGTTCTAATGTTTTTTCTAATTGTTCTACTTTCTTCTCTAAATTTTTAGTTTTATTTTCCTCCGACTCGGAGGAGTGGTTCTCCTGGGTCATAGTCCGAAACTTTGTAATTCCAGAGTTTAGCATTAGGATACACTTTTCTCACTTGATCCTGTACTTCTCTGCGTGAGGGGGTTTTGATATGGGGGAAGAACATCTGAATACTGTACTGACTTCCTCTCCATGCCAACATTGCAGTTATTATATTTCCTGTTCTCCTTGGTATGTACGTGGATTCACTTACTCCTCCACCATTAGAGCCGTTAACACTCCCACCATTGCTAGACTGGTAACCACCATTACCATTACCATTTGAACCATTCCCATGTCCGTTAGAAGATCCGTTAGATTTTTTGCCATTACCATTTTTCTTTTTGTTTTCATCATCGTTATCTCTAACTAACCAACCAAGGCGAGTGGTATGATACCCTCTTGGGATTGGTTTACATTTCTTACTGTCGTTACAGTAATATTCACCTGTGGGACATTTTTTCATGTAAAGAGACGGACTCTGTTATATTTATTTATCTTCTTCGCATTCCTTAGCTAAATCTTCTGCCATTTGACCTCCAATTTCTGCACCCTGATCCATACCCATCATAGTGGTTGCACCAGCAACAACCCATCCTATTATAGGGATAGATGCCATACCAGTTTGAGTAACAGCAGCAGTTCCTAACGCACCACCTACCAATCTACCCGTTTGTTCACCACCACCTTTCTTCTTAATACATGCAATATCTTCCGCACTTAATCCACCACCTTTACCTGCTGATGGAGAAACATAATATTGCTCATGTATTGCTACCTTCTTCTTACCTAATCCTAACAATCCAGCAGGTCTATCAACATGCTCAGATTTTACCAATACTCTTGGATCATGTGCTCTATAATTTATCGTATATCCCTCTTTATTTGCAATAACATTATAAGATGTATATTCACCAATAGGTAGATCCAACTTAGGGAATGAATCCTTTCTAGAGATTATTCCTATCATACCTATATGGGATATACCCACTAAAGTCCCTAGACTAATACCTATCCATTTTTTCATAATGACAACTCACTAGTTTATTATATAGACAGTTTAACTTACAGTAAGAGTTTTTGTGATTTTAAATACAGTTGAATCTGAAGATGTTGGAGTTGCCAAAAGTCTTAAACTACCACTATTAATATCTGCATCAAACGTAGCAAGATTTACTCCAGTCCTTATAGTTCCAAATTCTGATAAGTATGCATTAGTTCCATCATGTAGAACATTTATAGTTGTCATTTGAAAAGATGACCCTCTTGTAATCTGAACTTGATATTGTGCAGATCTGAATGTTGAAGCAGTAAAACTATCTACAGATGCTTGTGATGTAGAAGTTTTTGTAGATGATGCACTCTCAATTCTAACAACAGAAGGACTACCAAAATCTATTCCACTTCTAGCAGTTATAAGACCAACAACGTCTATATTAGTTACGTCTTCGTATGTAAGAGTTCCTCCAATAGTAACGTTACCACTAAAAGTTGCGCCTACACCAGTAACATCTTGAACTGTAATACTAGGAGTTCCTGAGAGTCCTTGTGATGTAGTCGATATACCTGCTGTTTTTGCATATCCAGCATTTGTTGCATCAGTAGCAATTCCAGCAGTCTCTGCGTAGGTTGCTATGCCAGCACTAGAAGCATAGGTTGCTATGCCAGCAGTCTCTGCATAAGTAGCAATTCCTGCAGTAGAAGCATAGGTTGCTATACCAGCATTAGTGGCATAAGTTGCTATACCAGCAGTTTCTGCATAAGTAGATATTCCTGCAGTTACTGCAAAGGTTGCTATTCCTGCTGTATTAGCATATCCAGCATTACTACCACTTTCTTCAGCAAACTTAAATTTATATGGTGCATCAAGAGAGGTATCAACCTTTAAAACATATCCATTATATGCATTCAAATTAGTAGCAATACCTACAATATCATCAAGGTATTGAAGTTTGGTTTCTCCTCCACCACCAAATGATGCTAGTTGTTGTTGAACTCTATTAACAAATAATCTGTAATGTTCTTGTAGTTGATCAAGAGTTACAAAATTTGTATCTAATGGAGTTAAAGGATCTTCATTATCAACCTCTGGTGGTTCTGCTAATAGATTCTCTTGAAGACTCTGTTTTTGTGCTTCCTTTAATTCCTTAACGATATTCCGCAGTTCACTAATATCTAAACCTGTATCAGTAAACTTACTTTTTAATTTTGAAAGATCTTTTCTTACATCTTTAATATCACTATCATAATATTTTACTTCTGGGAGATTTGTAATTTTCTCTTGCAGTTCATCAAAATACTCTTTAAGAGAAGTGGTAATAACATTTTGTGATTCAATATTTTTAGTATTAAAATCCTTTACCTTTTTCTCAATATTCTCCTTTAGAAGATTATACTGCCCTAGTATTTGCTTCTTTAATTTTCTGTCATCATCCTTAAGATGAAGTCTATATTCATGTATTTTATCAGACGATTTCTTTAATTCTTCATATATCTTTTCACTAGTTTCCTTTAAATGTGTTCTAACAGTATCAACATCAACTCTAGTCTCAAAATCTTTTACTTCAATATTTTCTGATAACTGTTGTATTTCGTGATTAAACTTATCTTTTATAGCATTTAAGTCATCATCATAATACTTAACTTCAGGAAGATTGTTAATCCTCTCATCTAGTTGAGCAACTTCTTCATCATAATATTTTACTTCAGGTAAATCAGATATAGTTTGTTTAACTTCTTCTATATCCTCATCATAATATTTTACTTCAGGAACTATTGGTATCTCAGATCTTATCTCTTCAATAGTTTCTGATATCTTTTCAAGATCATCATCATAATATTTTATTTCTGGGATGTCTGGTATATTATCTCTTACCTCATTAACAAGACCAACTAACTCTTTCCACTCAGGTCTTTTGATAATATCAATAAATTCATAATCTCTAAATTGCATTTCAGGACTATAATCCTGAAAAGAAACACCACCAGTAATTTCAATATCATCTTCTTCTTCTACTACTACTTCTTCTTCCTCAATATAATCTTCAATAGTTGGTAAAGACTCATCAACTATTTTATCTTCTACTGAAGGTAAATCTTCTACTACATTATTAGGTATACAACCAAGTGCTTCTTCTATATCTACAACATACTCTTCAACAGAAGGTAATTCTTCTACAACTTTCTCTTCTGTTATAAATTCATCGACTGATGGTAATTCTACAGGATTTTCTGTAAAATCATCCAACGACGGCAATTCGTCTTTCGGCATTTTATGAGTATGTTAATACTTCAGGATTTCTCTCCTTTTTTTATTTATCCTGTTCCTTCACTCCATTCTTTAATAGCTTAGCAAGTTCTGCTGTAGAACCAACAAATAATGCATTATTGACTGTATTCGGTCCTTTCTGAGTTGTCTCTTCCTCTACATCTTTTAGTTTCTTCTGAAGATCCATCAACTTATCAGTTGCATCAGAGACACTTTTAATTAACTGTCCTGCGACCTCATATGCCCTTGGCATCTCACTATCCTGTGCTAGTTCAAGAATACCATTAATTGCTTCCTGACCCTTCTCTATGATGCTGTAAAGGTTGCCACGAGTATACTCATAGTCTTTTGTTATATCATCTTTAGTAAGTCTATCAGGTCTTGTTATACCAACGTTAGTCACATTAGTAAGTTGATCCTTTCTAGTAGTGCAACCTCCTTCTGGAGTATCACTTACTTCCGAGGGTGTTATGTTAAAAGCATCATCTAAGTTGTTTTTCATTATCCATTCCAAGTAGAAGTTCCACTAAATCCAAAGTCATCTCCTTCCTCTACTAACGCATTATCAGCAGATGTAATAGACTTAACAGATGTTCCTCTAATATGTGCAAGTTTTGTGGTTCCGTCTTGTCCTCTCTTAACCGTAATCTTATTACCATCTACAGCCTTAACATAGAGTTCCTCTCCACCAACATCAATATAGACACTTGTAGAACCAGAGGATGCTGTAATAGTACTTCCATCCTCAACCTCAAATGCAGTTTGAGTCTTAGTTATATCTGCTGCTAAGTTAGTAAGAACCGTACCATCGTAGTTCTGAATTGCTCTTGGAACAACAGAGTATGTAAGATTGCGTTGTGCGTTTGATGTATCTGTACCAGTAAGATAATTGAGTGTAGACTTGGTGATGATATCCTTGGAAGCATCGGATACAGGACCGAATAGATATGTCTTAGCAGTAAATCTTAATGTATAAAGAAGGACTCTTCTTGATTCAAAATCCCCTTCATAATCATCCTGCATAGTAATATTTTCTAATATAACTGGAATATCTCTTTTCTCATTAATAGAACCTACTAAGTTAACAGATAGATTATAAGCAGGTTGGAAATAAGGTAATATCTGTTCTACGATCTGTAATGCATCATCATTTAATTTGCACATAACAGCAAGTTCAAATTGCATGTTATATGGGACAGGCATAAAAACTTTCTTTTCATCAGGACTATCTGAATTAGGATTCTGAACTACTATTTTTTGAGTAGTAGTAACCTTTCTAGATGGATCATAAGTCAAACCAGTAAACTCAAAAGACATCCTTGGTAAAGATAAGGATGTTGCTTTATTAAGATCTGGTGATTGTGTCAATCTTGCCAAAAACTTCTGAGTAGGTCCATATGCTAAAGGAACTCTGATTATACTAGCATCCGTCTCTCCACCACTTTGTTTGATGGAAATGCTATTAAATAGAGTACCAAAAGAAATAATGGTTCTCCTCAAAATTTCGTTATAAAAATATTCAAACATTGTTATAGTCCTAGTATCTTATATTTAGGGAATACCGAATGGGTTCTGTTCGCTGAAGTCTAAAATATCATCTGCAGCAGATTCTATATTAACATTATCAGCAAATCCGTCCTCTGGAGGATCTTCACTCACAACTCTAAGTGCATGAACAGCACCAGAAGTGCTACCAGTTATATTCTCTCCAATACTAAACATTCCAGATACGTTTGCCACCTCTAGAACATTTGTAGTAGCACTCCAAGTTCTTACTCTACCCTTCACACCTGTAATAGATCCTGTAACGATTTCATTAAACTTGAAGTTACCACTATTATCGAGTGAAGGATCACCAATTGTAATCGTAGGACTAGAAGTATATCCAGCACCAGCATTAGTAATATTAATAGCAGTAATGGTTCCAGCAGAACTTACGACTGCTTCAGCAGTTGCCCGTGTATTTCCTGCTCCAACAGGTGCAGTAATAGTTACAGTAGGTGCTGTAGTGTATCCAGAACCTGCATCAGTAAGTGTTACTATACCAACTGCCCCATCACCTATAAAGACTGTTCCAGCAGCACCTGAACCTCCTCCACCAGTTATTTGAAGTGTGGGTGCAAGAGTATATCCAGCACCTGGATTTGTAATAACTACTGATTGAACAGATTTCTGATTATCACTAATATTTAAATTACATACATTAATACCACTAATCATCGTAGCAGTAAGAATACCTGTTACTCCTCCTGCAGGAGCAGAACTTACTCCTATGGTTGGAACAGCAGTATATCCACCACCTCTATTACTTAAAGTGATTAACCTAATAGATCCTTCAGTATTAAATCCAATAACAGCAGAAGCAGTTGCTCCTGATCCTACTAGTGTAAGAGTTTGTGAAGATCCTAGTAGTGTTGATAGACCATCTTCAGAAGTTCCATCTGCATTATCACCAATCAGAGTATCATCAATCTCAGCAACACCAGTATCAATAATTTCATCTTCGTAACGGAAGAGTTCACATTTCAGAGTATAGACATAATTCTTTCTTAACTGATAGAAAGGTTTTTCATGCTCAACATATTTAATTTCAAATAAACGATCACCTAGTGGAAAATAAACTAAATCACCCTCTTTAGGTCGGGTAGTTAACTTTACATTAGATTCGTTTTTAAGTAATGGTTGAATATATGTTTCCCATCTTTCTCTAGAAATAACAAGAGTTACTTCATTAGTTTGCTCAATACCAAACTTTGAAAGTAATGTTGGATTCTCTGCGTATCCATCAAAATTATCCACATATGCTTCTAGTGGATATGAATCATCAAATATAGATTGTACTACTTCTCTTATTACTGTCTTCTCATTCATGTATTTGCGAGGAAGATAATGCACCTCGACACCATACATTCTCAACTGTTCGTTGATTAAATCTTGTACTAAATTTTGTTCTGATGAGGATCCCTGTTGAAAAAATGGGTTGAGCATAACATTATCCTACCATATCAAGAGGTGGAAGCTCATAAGTATTCGACATTTGCTCTCTAATAAGTTCTAGATCTTTTTCTGCATCATCATAAATTTGTCTTCCATTTAATTCAATTCCACCAGGTAATTTAACACCTGTAAATTTCAATAAATTTTGACCCCACTGTCTTTTAAGAAGGGCAGTAGCATATCTTTTTAAGAATGAATCATTCCATACTCTAGTATAATCATCTGGATTCATAAGTCTAAAGCATTCAAGAACAATAAACTCATCAACCTCACATGCAGACCAATCAATATCAAGATATAGTCTATCCTGTCTTTGATTAAATCTAATTTGTTTTCTAGTAGTTAACAAATAATCAATATCAGACAAGTACGTCTGCGTCATCGCATAACTTAAAAGACCATTATATCCAAGATTAAATGCAATATCATTTAAGAATAACTGATATTTAATACTAAACATATTATTTGATATCGCATTACTACCACCAAAACGGAATATTTTTTCTACTCCAATTACCGATGATGGAACTTGTATATAATTGCTATTTTCATACCAATCAAATTCTGTATCTGTTCCTGCAATATTTGCTGTTGCAGTTTCTGTTGTTATTCCTGTCCTTTTCTTTCCAGTCAATACAGAGGCTCTTCCTCTATCAATATCAGCTTGGGTTATTTGATACTTCAGATATGTTCTGACTACACCATCAAAATGTCTTTCATGAAAATACTGAATAGCATCATCAATCCTATCTTCACATTGTTCATCTGCAATATTAATCTCTAGCACGGGAGCACCCAATTGCCTTAGACAATATGCTTTAAATTCAGATCTACTTGCTGGTTGTGACATTTATACTCTACCTCTACAATATTTAGGGTGCGGAAGCAATTCCAGCATGAACTAATATATTTCCGTTTACTATATTGTAAATTGTTGATCCAGAACTTACTAAAACATTATATTCATACCTACCTTCAGATAAATCTCTTGTAGCAGTAGATCCCATCGATATTTCAAATATACCACCACCAGCACTACTAAACCCTACAGTAAAGGTTCCTGAAGGTGTGGTAGTAGCACCAATACCTGCACTTTTTTGCATTTGAGAAGATCCAGTCCAGACTGAAGTTGTTGTCAGTCCTTGGAAATCAAAAGCAACATCAGAAGTATCAACCACATTAAATGTAGCTTTAAAATCTGCTCCTGTATAAAGTGCTAAATTAGCAGCATATGGAACTCCTGCATTTGGATCAAATGTCAGATTTTTACTTGCCATTGACTAATTCCTTGAGTAGAGATTTGATTTCACCAATTTCACCTTTTAAACTAGCAAGATCATGTTCCATAGAATCAACCCTTTCGTTTCTTGATCTTTTTGCGTTACGGCCAGCAGTATAGTGACTATAATCTATCGAATTCACATTTACTATGGCATTTGTTTTAGGATCTCTTGCAAGATCCTGATGCCCTTCAATATTATAATTTTCCATACTATGCTAATGCCATAACCCTTAAATCCTTCACTCTAGGAACATAACATTGATCAGAGGATACTAATAGAAGTTTAATTCTATAATATCTAAATGCTGGTAGATCATCCGCAGTAAAGGTGTAATCACTAAACTGTACAGCATCACCAAAACCATATTGATTGGTCTTAGGTACAAAAGCATCAGATTGACCATTATTATTGGCAGCATTAATTACCTGACCTCTATTATTAAGATTTTCAAATCCTGGGAAAGGAGTAAAGATTGGTTCAAAACCAGTTCTATCACCGATAGCATAGAAAGCTCTAATGTCTGCATCAGAATGTATATGTCCAGCTAATAATATCTTCAAGGAAGTAGCAGCATTTTCTATGGATATTTCCTTAGTAATATACTGACATCCCGTAGGATCATTATTCATAGTCTTCACTCTATCATCAGTAGCATAATTAGTGATCACATCATTAACTCTATTAGAAGTTAAGATGGTACTAACTCTTTGAGCATCAAGAACAGGAGATAATTTAGTATCAGTTGTGATAAGAGTTAATCTCATCTGCATAGATTTATTCCCCTCAAAGTTATCTAATCTATTATCTTCATTAACTTTTGAGTAGATTGCTCTAGGACTGGTTAGATAGTTACTTTCACCAACAGTGACAGATTCAAATCCTTGATCAATATATGGAATTTCATCTCCACTTAAACTGGTAGCAGAAGTAGTTCTAATTTCTGCACCAATTGAAGTTCCTGTAACTGTCATATTATGACAAATAGGAGTGATGATTTGGAATTGCATATTTTGAGTTGCTCTTACTTGATATCCACCAGCAGTTTGATTTTGACCCAAGAATAATTTGGGGAATCCTACATCTGTGCTTCTATCTACAGTATCATTATGTGCTATTCCATCAATATTATCTTCACCTGACATGTCAAGTTTAATATTATAAGAATCAAATCCAATTGATCCAGAAGTCGATGAAGAAGTCGAAGTAGATAAACCGTGAGTACGATTTATTCTTGCTAAAGAAACTCCACTAAGTTCATACTTTTGAACAGGAGTGCCAACTGCATAGTTGATCTTATTACTTCCTCTATTGGCAATAGTAAGAACATTACCAGCAACGTCATTATACTGAATAATCTCATCTCCAATCTTAACTAATCCTATGTTAGTTGTTCCGACTCCAACATTTTCAAAGTTTTCATAAACACTTCCATCATCTACAGTAAAGGAACTGCTATTACCAACATCTAAACCAAGACTTAGTTTGGATGGTTTAACATTTCCAACAACACCAGTTATCTTGACTATGTTTTCAGTATCATACATTCCATGATTCTGATGATTAACTTTAATGTGTAATCCATCAAATTCAGTATCGAGAGAATTTATAGTGACATTACCACCATGACTAAAGTTCAATTCTGTAGTAACACCAGCACTATTAGTGTATCTCATAGTCTTACCAGCACCAGTAACAAAGTTACCTTGAACATTTTCTAATGTAATTTCATTAGTCATTCCAATACCTGCGATGGTAAACTGACCATCTCTACCAACAGTTCCACTAGAACCAGTAGAAAGACCAATAGTAGTAATACCAACAACATCACCTACTTCATATCCACTTCCACCTGAAGTAACAGTACAAGCACCAACCTGACCATTTTCAATAAAGACATTACCAACAGCACCTCTACCTTGACCAGTAACTGTTGTTAAATTAACATTAGTAAATGTATGATTACCATCAAGAGGTGTATAACCAATACCTACGTTAGCAACAGTAAGTGTTCCAGTAGCAGATCCACCAGCACCAACAAGGTTACCTGATGCATTTGTTCCATCTTGCGTAAATGTATTACCTAGTTCATAACTATCAGCAACTGTTGTTCCAAGACCCACTCTTACTTTTCTAGAGTTAATAATTAGTGGATCAGGTCTAAGTATTGGAATCTGATTATTTCCTCTTGTCAATTCAGGACTATAGAATTCTACAGTTCCATTAGGCTCAAAGTCTGCCCTATACATTGTAAATTTAAGATCTTCCCACTGACTTGGTTCCCATGTAGAAGCATTCTGCGACTTAAAGAGAGATCCTAAGTAAGGCTGGTTAGATATAAAGGTGTCTGTAAGTAGATCAGTTTCACCAATTCTAGAAATATAAACACTATATTTGGTGGAGTTGGATGCTAGTGCTATAGCATATTCAGTATTTCCACCTTCAAGATAAACTGGTGCTTTAAATTCAATAGTCGTTGCTACAGAACCATCTGAAGAAACTACAACATCTTCTGGATCTAATACAATTTCAGAGAATGGAAGAATATGTTGTGTTGGGAATCCATTCTTCATAGATCTCAACTGGAATACACAAGGTATATCCATGTCATCTTTTGTTCTAAAGAAGATATCACATTTAGTTACAAAAACTCCACCAGGATCTTCTACTAAGAATGATTGTGCTAGAGGGTCATACCATCCAGTATTTTGTCGATTTGATTGTTGTCCAACAACATTACTACCAACAACTTCTGTTCCAAGGTCTGTATGAACTATCTGTTCTTGGAATTGATGTCTTTGTTCAATTCTTGCATTTCTAATAGAAAGAATATTTTCCTGAACAGTTTCTAATGTTCCTGCAGCAGTATAAGTTTCATCAGTAAGTGTGTTACACTCATCTTGATTGTTATCCGCATCATCAATTAAAGTAAATGTTTTAGTTCCTGTTTCAAATCTTGGGAAGTTAATATTATTTGGGTTAGGAATAAAGAATGAACCACTACAGAATGCTGAAACACTAGAAAGAAGTTTTACATCATTAATGGTTGCTAATGCTCCACTACTTTCACCCTCAAGTATCATTCCAGTTTCTACCCATCCATAATATGCTCCCTGTGCCTCAGTAGATAATGAAAAAGTATCTACGTTAAGTACATCTGAAGTCGATGAATAAGATGCTGGTAATGCCTGATTAGTGTAAGGATTGTCTCTAAATGTTTTAGTTGGAACATTATAAGGACCTTCTCTATGATTTGATTGTGCAACCCTAAATTGAATTTCTGGAATACTGTCATTAGTTATTTGACTCAATCCAGTATTATTCATTCTACCTCTTACAGTTTCACCAACTTGGAAGGTTCCAGAGGTCATACTTACATCAAGTAACTTAGGAACACAGAATTTAGTAACATTCTGTCCATCCATGAAGGCATATAATTGTGTTAAAGGTTTAACTTTTTTGGCAGTAAATTCAATATTTCTAGATCTCATAAATGGAACAAGATCTCTACTTACAACTCTATCACCAACAGATTGTTCATCAAATGTTTCATGGACAATAGTTCTAAGACCAGATCTTTGTTGATGATCAGTTCTAGTAGTTTGTCTCAATACTTCAATTGCTGTTGTAGTAGTTGTTTCTGTTATCCACGCAGCAGGGTTATTATCTGGGTCACCATTAATCCAACCACCTTGACCCCAAGTGCTAGAGCTACTGGTTGTGGTTTGTTGTCCATCAAATTCTACAGCAGAAGTTCCTGTCCAAGTGGTTTCCCACGCATTCCATATGACAGGACCCATACCAGTCTGAGGATCAACACCTTCATTTCTTGCCAAATTATCCATTGTGGCAGCATAGTTACCTTCAGTTTGAATAATCTTGGCATCAAGTCTTGCAGTATCTACCCATGTATCAGATGCAGGATTTAATTCCATAGTTCCCTGCCAGAAACTAATCAAGAAAGGAGTAACACTTTCAGATCTTGTAGCAAAACTCTGCTTAATCCATTCAACTTCGCCATAATCTAATGTTATAACATCTTCTTGTTTTCTTACATTAACACCCTCTATAGTAGAGAATTGAAGATCATCTGAAGGATCATTACCCACAACTGGTCCAAATATACAATCAACTGAATTTGTATAATGTCTTGGACGTAATTCTTTACGTTTTCTGTCTATACTATTATTAATTTTAAGTTTATTTTCTTGTGGTTGGAAACCTGTAAAGTTGTCAACAAAGAATCCAGACTTAAATCTATTAGCACCATCTTGGTCAGGAACAAAGAAGTTTGCTGTATTTGTTTCTAATAAAGAAAGAGTAGTATAGTATTCAAGGTTCTTAATTCTAGTATCAAGTTTCTTGATATCAGTCATCGTATATCTACGATGATTTAAGAATTGTAGTGCAGCATCTTTAGTAGTATAAAGGAATGCTGGAAGACCAACAGATGCTATCTCTATAGCATCATCTACAGGAACAGGTTTTTTAGGATCTTCAGAAGGATCTCCATATTTTACCTGGAATCTACCCTCTTTGTTTAAGAATATTCTATCAATTCTTGGAAGGAAGAATGAAAAATCAATTACAATAGATTCATCCGATGCTAGAATATTAGGAGCAGAATCTCCAGATCCTGTGAAAGTTCTTCCAAGGAATTCTAAAGGTGATCTATCTCCTTCAGCAACTGAAGAAATTGGCACAACTCTAGGTCTTATATCAATAATATCAGTACAACTATGTGTATCAACTCTTGGAATATCAACTCCATATGTGAATTGATCATATGAATCAACAGTTGTTATATCACCATTATCACCAGCATCATATGAACCACTTTGGAAATATATCTTTATCTTCTTAGATGGTGCATCAGCATTAGGTTTTCTCTTGACTATTCCATAATCATAGAAAGTTGATTCTCCACCAGTAGAGAATGTATAGTTTGACCCAATAGCAAAACTAGGTGAATCTAAAGTTGAAACAATTGCTTGTGCATTAGACTCTTGGAAAACTATCGTCTCTCCTTCTTTAAATAAAGTTTCGTTTTTATAAAGGAAAGAAATTTGAGAATCAGATAATTTTTCTGCTACGATAGCAACAGCTTCACTATCTTGACCAACCATCTGTTCACCAATCAATAACTCATTAGTTGTTGTTGATTGAGTAACTATGGAAGTAAGATTTACTTTAGGGCAAGAAGGATCAGCACTATCTGCAGATTCAAAAATACCATGAATTAATACAACATCAGGATTGTTTAAAGATATAGTCTCATCCTGAACTCTAGTACCATATGGATAATTACCATATGTTAAACCATCATTTAAAGTTGTTGCACCAACTCCAGCACCTCTTTGCTTAGAGTAATTAATAACTACAGACTTAACTCTATTGTTTATTTTCTGTTTTGCTTTTGGTTTTAATTTTTTAATAGTAGCAACCAAAGTCGCAGTATTATTACCAGCAGCCAATCCACGAATTTGAAGTTGTTGACTAACACTTAAATCAAATTGATCTGCAGTTAAATCATATGTAGTACCATCAGAACCTATTAAGGAATATCTCTTAGGTGTAAATGGTTGGAAAGTTTCATCTGTTGCAACAGATGGTAATGGTGTACTTATTTGTCCATTAGCAATAGTAACATTAAATGTTTTTCTTATGATAATAGAAGCAGAAGTTAAATCAACATTAGAAATATTTTTCTTTGGAAGAGGTGTATATAAAGTATTGTCAGTTGAGGAATCTAACATGCTAGTTAGTATTCTTAAATCATTCACACTCTTAACACTAGTTTGTGGTAGTGTTCCGTCACATATATCAGCAACAGTAGCAACTCCAACAACTTCTAAATGAGAAGATCCAACACTAACAACTCTTGCTCTTACTGGGTCTTGTGATACATTTAAGTCAGTATACTGAACAAGATTTCCGATAGTAGTAATTCCTGGAAAATCTTCATTAGTACTTTGTATAACTGACTGTCCAGTAAAGGTTTGAACTCCAACTGTTGCCACTCCAACATTAAATAAGACTGCTGGAACAACATCAGCACTAAAAGTATTAATACCCACTAAACCATCATCAGTTCCATAGACTGATTTTACATCAGATACAGAATGCTCAGTAATACCTACAGCAATTCTTCCATTATTAATACCATTAATAACAATCTGTTCATTTCTAATAAAGTTACCACTTACTTCATAAACAGTTAATCCTACACCTGCACTAACAGAACCCTGCAAGAATCCAGTCGCACCACTTCTTTTTCCTTGAATAAACGCAGGAACAGCTTGTGTTATTGGATTATTTAATTCTATTTGTACAAATGTCTGCACATCATACAAAGATAATTCCCATTCATCCAACTTAGAATTATCAGGATTATAAGACTGTGACTCTAATCTAAAATCATATACTCTAGCAAATCCAATTTCATTACCTGGAGCATTTTCTTCATTAGATCCTTTTCTTCTATCTCTTAAACTTAGAACATATGTACTACCGATACCTACGGTGGGAGTTCTATAAACGCTATTCAACCTATAGGTAGGACCAGTATTGTATATTATTGGTTTATTTTCTATAAGTTTAGTATCTCTTGGTTTTGCACAATCAATATAAGTGGGATCCATCGTTTCGATTTCATATCCCTTTACATATGCTTTTCCTGGTGAAATCTTATATAATGCTAGATCATCAGATGGAGTTCCACCACTAGGAGTGAATTGTCCAGATTTGAAAACTCCTCTATTTCCAATATTATTATCTAAGGAGTTCATCAAGGTAACGTCAAAAGGTTTCACATCATAGTTACCACTCTCATCAAAAGTTCTTCTTGCAAGAGTATCTGTCAGATCTAATGATCCTGCTCCACCACCACCTGCGATTATTAATCCACCACTTCCTTTACCATTTCTACCAGTATTACCTGTTCTTAGAACACCATCAGTTATAGTTCCTAATTCAATAAAACTTGTATCATCAAAATCATCTAAAGATTTTTTAAATAAACTTAAAGATATTTTTAATCTATCAGCACCTGGTGCAGAATAGTTATTATACCCCTGAGAATTATCATTTAAACTTTCATCTATATCTGCAGTAATTATTTCCTCATTTACAAATAATCCCACTCTACAATTAGGTTTAGTACCATATTGATCTAGAAGAAGAGTTTCCTGTCCTACATTACAAAATTGACCATGAACAAAATACACACCTTCTTGGATTTGGAAGGAAGATCCCGTAACAGCAGCATCCTGTGCTACAGTAATAGCAAAAGGAGCACCTGTAGCAATGGTTGTATTACCTAATAAACCAGAACTAATAATAGTATTACATGTTAATTCTTCACCATCAAAGAATGTTTGAGTAGAATTATTTGTTGTACTTGAAGTTAAATAATTGATATAAAGAGTAAGTTGACCTCTATCAGAATCTTCAGGTAATAAAACACTATCTACAACTGCAGTTACACCAGATCTTTGACCTGTAATTTTTGTTCCTACTAATTGTTCAGCATATGCAGATACAGGAACACCTTGATAATTATTGTTTATCTGTATACCATAAAAAATTCTATTATATCCTGTATTTCCTGGAATTACTTTAGCACCTTCTTTGAAAAAGTGCTTACCAAATTTTTCAATCTGGTTTTGCAGTATAGATTGAAGAGTTGTTAATTCTCTTGCCTGAACAGGGAATCCTGGTTTAAACAGAACCCGATAAAAATCATCAGACGAATCATAGTCATCAAAATATGGTGCTACATTTAAATTTGTATTCTGAGGCATGATTTTCTAGAACTGCAATACTATTTTGATATCTTCTTTTTGGTTAACTGACCTAGTTATGGCTGGTCTATTATCCACGAAAATAATGTTTCCACTATGTCGTTTAACTTCAGGGTTGGAAAGACCATCCGTAAAATTCTGACCAAGATAATATGTGATATTATTTATTACGGTAGATATACCTGTAAATGCACTATCAATTTGTAAAGTTGATCCAGCAGTAGGAACAATTTCCAAGTTTCCTCCTGTTCCAGGTGAAGAAGTAAATTTATTTAAGTTATATCCAAATGTAGGATCAGTTTGTGCTGTTCCAACAGTATTAAAACCTGCTAAAGTTCTATCCTGCCAATACTTTAAAACACCTGTGGTTGCATCATAGTTAACAACACGTCCTTGAGCAGTTGATCCAGCAGAAATTGTCTGTACAAAATAACTATCTGCTGCAAATGTAGCAGAACTATAACCAGATCCAGTTAATCTTAAAGCATTTAAAGCACTTGCTTTATCTGCTGTTAAAAGAGCAGTAGAATCAAATTTTTGTGGATTTTCTACTAGTCCAACTCGTGCAATTTGGTTACCAGTAATAAAGTCTGGGTTTTCATTATCATTTTCAATTCGAGAATATATAAGAACATTCATTGCTCCTAATTCTCTATAAATGTCTGCACCATGACCACCTTGGGGTGGAATAATAACATCAAAAGTAGGAATCTTAGTTCCTGTAGGAACTCCACCATCTTCTAATGCTACACTTCCATATGTATATCCTGATCCTTGCTTAGTAACAGTTATAGTATCAACCTGTTGGTCGTTAGTTGTTGTAATTGTACACTCAGCACCTGAACCATCTCCTTTAATAGGAACCTTAGTATATTCAGTACCACCAGAAGGTCCTATTGTTTCACCACGAGAAGTGATAGTTACTATTTTAATTGATCCATCTACAGCATTATCTCTAACTGCTGCATCATCCACATTAGTATTCCATTCTAAAGGAACAGGCATAAAGTCGGTAGAATCAAATTTAATAATATCAGCAGGTTTTATAGTATAAAGATATTTCCAAAGATAATTATCACCACTACTTCCAGCATTTCTAGGTTCTAAGTCAGTAAATGTTGGTTCATCCAATGAAGGTCTTCCATTTGGGTTATCTGGATCAGTACCATTTTGAAGACAAATATAAACTCTGAAATCAGAATTTATAACATAAAAAGTACTTGCATACAAGTTCGTCGCACCAGATACGGGAGCAGTATTAGATCTACTATAATCACCTCTATACATGTCATAGGTTGTACCAGATGACCATGATCTTTTTTTAACCACTTGTCTACAATCTGATGCAGCAACTTTTTTCAAAGCTACCATATCATCCCAATAATCATTTTCTTCCGAAAAATTGTCTTTCGGAGCAGGGGGATCATTATTCCAATCAGAATCAACATCAGTCGGATTTGGTAGACCGATAAATGAATAATATGCATTAGTGGTTGAAGTTACACCAGCAACAAAGTTACTAGCATTCAACAATCTAATCTGGTCAGTTATAATTGCAGCCATTGGACAGAGGTTTTTTGTTTATTTATGGTAATTTGTAAAGTTTATATTTAAGAGATCTAGATCTTCTTACTATAGGAGAT